AGGCGGCATTACATCATATGATGATGCACAGTGTCAATAGATGTGATAGTATTTATTTTTGTTTAACAATCGAGGAGTGATAATGGAAGAGGACAGTTTATTTAGCGGTGCCCATGTTACAAGATACGCAACCAGATCAGTATGTGAAACATTACTATGCGTGCACTGTAACACAGAGTTCAAGCACTATCGTGAGTTTCTTAACTCAGTACCGAGGGGAGCAAGTAATTATTTTCCAAAATATTGCAGCACAGCATGCAAGCTTACAGTTAAGAGAGAAAGGGAAAGAGCTAAGAAGCTAAAAAAGAAGAATTCTGAGTGAACTATAACGAAACTATAGTGCAAGAATCATGCCAACTGCGCACAAATTAATGTGAGTTGTGTTTTTGCACATTTTATAGCAAAGTCGGGATCTAGTGTTTGACTCTAGTCAAGGATGGCGACTTAAAAAATGCAAGGGATATTTGCAGGTATTCTAGATAAAGAGATTCTAGGAATCAGTGACGATGTCGGCTTGGCGGCTTATGCATCGTCACTTAGTGGAACTGCAAAATAAGATTTAGATCGCCTTAGGAGAAACGCTCTAAGATCTAAATGCCCTTTAATTTTGCGTTGCAATGATCCTAGAGTCAAGTTTAGTTTTTGAACTTAGGAGAATGGAATGCCAAAGTTAGTAACTGTACACAACTCTTCAAAAGATAAAGAACATCCTTATCAGATGATTTGCAGGAAATTACTGCAACGTCCTGGTGTAGATCGTAGGGCTATGTTTTTGCTTTGTCATATTTTAAGCCGTCCAAAAGACTGGAAGGCTTCTGCTATACAGTTAGCCAATCACTTTGATTGTGGTATAAAATCTATTTATAGTGATTTCAAATATTTAACATCCATTGGTCACTGTTTTTTGGAAAAAATCACTAATGAAAAGGGGCAAATTATTGAATGGGTTTATCATTTTTACGAAGACCCACAACCACTCGGCCAAAAGGGCTTAGTGGATAAACCACTCGGCCAAAAAGGGAAAGTGGACGATGAAAACATCCACTCGGCCGTTTTGGACATACTACATATAAGAGATAGATATAATGATTTAAATCTTAATCATGAGATCTCTATGAAAAAAGAGAAAGATGTCATCGACGCTCCGCTTACGACGACCAATATCCCTTCTTCTAGTAAAAAAACAAAACCCAAACCTAAAAAGCAAGATGTATATCGACAGGAAGACGTCTCTAGTGAGATATGGGAGGTTTTTAGATACTGGGTGAGTGAATGTGGCTGGTCAGAAACAAAAACGCTCCTAAGCGAAAAGAGACGCATTAGAATCGAATGGGCTTTAAGCTTAAAAGGTTTAGAAGAATGTAAGAATGCAATTAGGGGTATAACATATTCTGCCCATCATATGGGTAAGAACGACAAAAATACCGAATATAATGATATCGAGCTAATTTTTAGAAGTATCGAAAGCTTTGAAAACTTCTCTAAGCTCTCGGATAAAAACAAACCAAAATACAAACCGCTTCCTACAGAACCAGTCATGCCTAGAGAAAAAATAGAACCAGAAGCTGGAACAGTTGAGTTAACTAAGGAGCAAAAAGAATTTGCAGCCAGATGCTTAGCTAATGCAAGCTCAAAATTAAATGTAACTAATTTACAGGTAAAAAAGCGTCATGGGCGCATAGTTTCGACAAAAGAAGAGATGCTTAAAGCCGAAGAAGAGTTGCGGTTACATGCAATGACGTAAGGAATAGAAATGTTCGAACATTTGCTAACGGATTTAGCTCGTAAGAACCCAGAAATGAAATCTTATTTTGTACACCTTCAAAGCGTGATAAAAGGTGGATCTGTTCCAGAAACAAGGCAGTATGTTGGAAGAAAAGCTAACAAAATAGAACAGGCGAGATTTATGTATGAGTGCGCCAAAAAGGGAGGGGTAACAGAAGAAATTGAAGAGCACAGAGAAAAATTAATACAAGAATTAATATGTTAATGGTATAATTTATTTAAATTACTAACAACGAGGCAAATGATTAATGAAAATTATTGAAGAACATTTTTTATTGAATGAAAATGGATTTTTAGATCAAACGCATTTCCAGTCATCAATGTCTCAGTATAAAGATGTTACACATTGGTTTCACGATTGTTTTAAAAAATCTTCATTATATCCGCCAATATTGGATGCTATGGAAAGAATAACTAAAATGAAAGGTCTGGAACCAGAATTAATGATTTATTTATTAATTTTGCATTTTGGCTCAAATGGTGAGGGCGGTATTTACGAAACTGATGAAGGTGATAATTTAATGCAAATTAATTCATCATTTTTAAAAAAAGGATTAAAAAAATATCAAGCCAAAATATCTCCAGAAGCATATAATTTTATTAAAATATTATTAAACATGAAAAAAAATGTGCCATTTACAAAAGATAATCCTATACCGATGGTTAATACCTCCTTGTATTCTGCAAATTATTAGAGAAAAAAATGAACATCAAAGACAAACGAATCTCCAAAGTTAAGCGTCAGCTCCTAGACATCTACACCCTGCTGGGAGAAGTCATGGAAGAAGAAGATCCTGCGGTGCAAGAGTGGGAGATTGCTGCAGCACTCAAAGATATGGTAGATAATCTTGAGCAGATCATCGAAGAGCTAAATGCTGCGATGAAGCATCATGACAAGTTAAATAAGGGACCATGACATGACCGACGAAGACGCCATCAAACTATTGCAGATCTATTACCCAGACGTTCCCTCGGAACGTATAGAAAAGATTATCTATAACGTGAGAAAACAGTTCGATAACTTAGATGATGCAGGAGAGTACGCACACATAGAGTTTGAAGAGCCTTATCATGAATGCAGCTAATGACGCCCCAGTGTCTGGAGCCATGGAGATTGATGTTACTCAGCACATAGACCCTTCCGTGCTAAGCCATCTGTATGATTTCAGATTTGATAACATCACACTGGTTCTTACGTCAGACAACAGGCTTATATTTTACTTAGAATATGAAGAGGATCCAATTCAATGAAAGACGAATGGCTTAAAAACGAAATAGCAGACTTCAAAAAAATGGTCATAGACCAAGCAGTCCAAATCGAAATCTTGAACCAAAAAGTAAAAGATATGGAAATTGAGCTTAAGCAGATCAAGAAAAGTGCTGACAAAGAAGAAGAACGCTTAGAAATATTTAGTCCTAAACCAAGGTTTTGGAAGTAACATGACTATTACACACCTAACTGAGATAATAACATCATCCATCCTGACCAGAGGGCTTAGCAGTGCAAAGAGGTGGTATACAAGGCACCTAATAGCTTCTAGGTTGCCCTCTAACGACGAAACTTGGTGTGGGCACTACCATCATACCCCTGAATACTTAAAATCGATTCTGAAGCAATTGGAGACTGAAAGCAGATCTGCAGTCAGTGAATACTATTACAATTACAAGAGGTTGTGAGTAATTTAAATGAATATACCATTATCAGAAAGTAAATCTAAACCCCTTTTTAACATCACTAAGAAAACAGAAAACATTATTTCGCTGTGTTGTATGTCTGCTTTAGCTATGGCTGTTATTTGTGTATTTATTTACGAAATATCATGAATGCTTTCCGCTGGTTTGATATAATACTCTTGCTGACTGTTGGTGCATTTTTATGGGAATTATTTGTGTGGGGGATGGGAAGTTTTTAATGGACGAAAGTAATTATGAGAAGGTTTTAAATAATTTTCAATATAAGACTAACTATGAAGAAGATCGTATCTTAAACGCAATTAGAGGTAAGGGTGAGATGAAAGACGAAATTAAAAAAGACTTTATTCCTCGCATAGCAGATACAGTTTTTGGAATATTAATTGGGGCTGGTTTATGTCTTCTTGCTAAGTGTTTTGGATTTTTGTAATGAGCAGTTTTGTAGAGCTGAATGAACAAGAGCAATTTCAACTTATTTTATTACATGCTGAAGATTCTATTAATGATAAAAAAGAATTTTGGATTAATAATCCGAGTGAAAGTGAAGAGTCTAGAGCTAAAATATCAGAAGATTTAAGACAGATGGAGAAATGGATCTGGAACAAGAGAGTTGAGTATTGTTTATTAAATGAGAAAGATTTGTAATGATGACCCTAGCTGAATACCGAGAGTGGATAACCACCGACGAAGGTGCAGCTAAATTTCTTCAAGCTGGAATAGATTATGTGAGACAAGTGGATGTAGGGCTGCCCGAACAGCTAGTTAAAGAGCGGGCTATTAGGCGTCTGTACGAGATGCAGTTTAGAGAAGAGCTACAAGAAGAAAGGCCAAGACAAAGATAGCTATTGCAAAGCAATATAAAAGGTGCGCATACTGAGTTAAGTCTCCAGGGTGGAGCATTTCATGAACGATCGTTTATGGTCTTTAGTAAAGATAGGGATATCAGCCTTAGTTGGCCTTATAACTGGTTATTTTATTCCCAATAATTCTGTTGAACAAGCTGTTGAATGTTTCATAAGAGCCGAAACAGGTATTGCTGTCGACTTCCATCCCGATACCTGTCCTGTACCACCAACCAAAAAATGAGGAAGTGATCACAAAGCAGTAATTATGCTGTCGCACCGGAGGTGTGATATGAAAAAGTATAGGACAGAAGCGCCCTACATCCCTTTTATTGAAATCCCTGAGCCTGTTAAGCCACTCTTGTTTCGCGACCCACACAAACTTTATCTTAAATTGGAAAAAACCGGTTGGTTCGATCGTATTGATACGACTAAGGCGGAAGAGATGATAAGATTCTGGGAAGTTCAAAAGCAGCTAGCTAGTGAAGAAACAATGCGCAGAAAGAATATTCGTAATCGAAAAGGAACTCCTAGGTTTGATGTTCCAGAAAACAAAGGCAGCTTTACGCCGACTTGGACTAAGAGAGCAGATATGATGCCCGCCATTTGGGATGAAGATGACTTTCCGAAAGAGGCTCCTAAGCTTGAGAGGCGAAATGCAATATGTGTTCCTGAGTATATAGATGCTGCTGAGACAAAAAATGAGATACGAAACCCACTAGATGCGAGAGCGTGGTCTTGGTCTTCTTGTCCAGCTATTCAAGAGCTGCACAAGTTAGATCAAGCTCTTTTGTTTAGCCCAATGGCTGATAAAACCCCGAGGCCAAAAGATGAGCTTGAAGAAATGTTTTATTGTAAAGAAGATATGGTAGAAGGAAGCCCAACGCCAACAAACACACCTTCAGAATATAAGGTGCCAAGCTTAGAAAGCTTTATGAGCGATGAAGATTGGGAGCGCTTAGGAGGATTGTGTTTTCCGCCTCCATCGAAGAAGGCCAAGTTTTCTTAGCTAGTTGCAGTATGAAATTAATATTGATAATATCTAAGTGCATATACATACTCCCTGTAAAATGCATCCTTAGAATGGCTACCCCGCTTTAGGCGCTCCGATGCTTAGAGCGGGAATAGTTTATTCTACAAACTGATCGTTTAGCATCACTTTATCCATGAGCCATTGTAAATTTGCATGACTATATAGTTGCTCTAGATTCTTCTTTGAAATGTCTTTTTTAGTAGAAGGCTTTTCAAGAATGCGTAGCCGTGCGTCTTGTTGTACTAATACGGTTACTAGAGTTTGAAAGGTTTCTTTGTCTAGCATGTACATTAAGCCTCCTGCTTCATTTCTTGGATCACAATATCATACCAATCGGAAGGAACATCATTATTCCTTCCTTCTTTGATGCATTGCATTAAATATTCAACGTAGCAGCTTATCCATTCGACTTCCATGTCTTCTTGATTCATTTTTTCATTCCAGTAGTGTTATTGTTTGAGTTTAGGTCAAGATAAGGTATATGTTCACGAGAGGGTTTTTTTGGATCAAGCCTCGGGCTCGCAGGTTTGAACTTAGTAAAATAGCTAGGAGAATTATTGGCTAGCTGCTCATCAGAATCCATTGAGCTACTTCGTCGACTTCTTTGTGCCGGATGCTCGTAGTCTAAACAATCTAACTGATCCATCATTTTGAGAAAGTCTTCATCAAAGGGATCGACTGGGATTTTGACTCGTTTTTTTGTAAAAATGTTTAATAAATTTTCGATAGATCTAAAATATTCTTTCATAATATATCCCATAAGGTACAACAGTAAAAAAAACAATCCTTTGGGTTTCATCATCCTATGACGTTCCTTTATTTTTCCCCACATTCTCTATATGTTCTTTGCCGAGCTTATCTAAGAGATAACTAACAGTTCTATTGTCTTTAGCTGCTATCTTGCGAAGTTCTTTAAGAGTGTCCGGACTAACTCTCACTGCAACGGTTATGCTTCTAACCTTTTGTTTCTCAATTGACACATGATACTCCAACTAATCGCGTTGGCCGCAAGAGTAACCTTCATGAAATTCTGAGTCAAGCCATGTATCATAGAAGCCATCTTTCACCGCATCGTAACGCATCTTCTCTTCTTCGATAGCTCGTTCTTCAGCTGTTAGAATTGGTTTAATGGGTGTAGGCGTTTTAGGCCTAGTATGTGTTTTAAAAAACTGTTCTGGATTGTTAACAGCTTTACCCCAAAATGAATCTTCAAAACGAACTTTTTCTTTCCCAGTTAAGACAGATTTAAACTTACGTTCTTGACCTAAGATCTCCTCGCTTAGGTCTTTTATTTTGTTCATTGATTCTAAAATGCTCATTATATTAATCCTGTAATTATTAAAGTAAGGCTTCCAAAGCCTAAAGCGATGACGCCTGCGCCAATAATAAAGAGCTTTATGGCTCTATTGCGTTCTAGACGCTGCATTTCTATTATGTGACAGTGGGGGCAAGGCTCTGATAATTGCTCTCTGTAATAATCGCGTTCTTCTTCTATATCCATGTAATAACTTTTAATGTTGCTCATAAATCCTCCGATAGATTTAAGTTTGTTTCGACAAGAGAATAGTATCAAACGACGGAAAGCGTGTCAACTGTTAGTACGTTTATTTTGCATAACAACATGCAGTATGTTGCAGTCGCAACTATGCTAAGATATGATTTAGTTAATTGATACTAATAATGGATTATTAATGTTAGCTAAGTGTCCAAAATGTAGAACAGGTAAGAAGATAATGGGAATGGGGATGTTATTGATTGACTGCCCAGAGTGTGAAGGTGAAGGTTACGTAACAGTAGATAAAATAGTTGCAAAGGATGTGCAAGATGAGAAAGAAGCAGGAAGCACAAAGTCCAGCAAGTCCAATAAAAAAAGTTCCTCAAAAGAAACGAGTTAAAAAAAATCCAGGTACTGGTGGTGCTCCTTCTATAGAATATACTGAAGAAATGGGAAAGCACATTTGTGATTTGGTTGCTAAAAGCACCACTTCTTTAGAGAATATATGTAAAGCAAATCCTAATATTCCTTCTCCCGATACTATTTATACTTGGAGATTGCGTAATAAAGGGTTTTCGGAGGATTATCTACAAGCTAAACGCGAACAAGCCTTTTTATATCAAGAAGAAACCATACATATTGCCAATGATGACAGCCGTGATTTTTATATTGATAAAGACGGAAGCTTGAAACCCAATCCTGTTGCAGTTGCTAGAGATGGCCTAAAGATAAAAACTAGAAACTTTCATGCAGGAAAGTTATTGCCTAAAATTTACGGTGATAGGGCAGGTGAAGATATAGTAGCGCAAAATTCTGCTCTTGCAGAAACTGTAGCTTTATTACAATCACAATTAGCTGCTACTAAAGAATTAAATAAAGCGCATGAGAAGGAATATTGATGAATGAAATACTAGCAGTGATGATTTATCAAGAAGCTGAATTAGAATTTTTACGTAACATCTATGGTTGTATTGCAGTTTCAAGAAGTGAATTTTCTATTGATAAGACAAAAGAAGCAATGAAATTATTCAAGAGAATAGCTAGAACTAATACAGATATTGGATTTATATATAGAGAATATCTCGAGTATGTTAAATTATTTATGAGAAAAAAGTGAAGAATAAGGAATATTGATGACTGAATATCATGGAATACCTCCGGGAAATGGAACTAATTTAAATTTCGATATCGATCATGTTACGAGAGAAAAACTTTTGTTTGTGCTCGGATATACTAGAGAGGTATGTAATAAACTAGATGGTTTGCCTGAAAAATTGTTGGAAATGAATTTATCAGAAAATTCATTCTGCGATCCTTTTCCCATGGAAGAAATAGTATCTATGTGTAATGATTTATTTATAGCTAGAAAGTTTTGTAACAAAACAGAAAAAATAGTTTCAGATATGATATACAAAGATCCTGCGCTAGAACTGAAAGACGATGAAGAATGATTCAGATCTTCTACGCGCAAACCTTTGGGGCTCTTTCCTCGACTTCACTCAGTGCTTTTTCCCCCTGGTCACCGGACGAAGTTTTAAATTATCCGAGCCTTTGGGAAGGGAATCTCACTTCGTTACTATCTCAAGAGAGCTCACCGCGGTGGCTAGGATGCAGTGTCCCAGCTTGCTCATTAACGTACCCCCTGGACACGGCAAGAGCACTCTACTTAGTTACTGGGTGGCGTGGACTTTATCAAAATATCCAAAAAGCCAATACCTCTATATAAGCTACGGTCATGAATTAGCTGCTAAACATACTGAGATGATCCGACGCATTATTACTAACTCGCATTATCGAAATTTATTCGGCATTGAAATACGACATGACATGAAAGCTAAAGATCACTTCGTAACTACCAGCGGCGCAAGTGTCAAAGCGTTCGGAACCAGCGGACCCATAGTAGGGCAAGATGCCGGCTTACCAAACTGTGAAGAATTTTCAGGAGCTGTTTTAATAGATGATAGCCACAAAGTCGATGAAGTACATTCGGACACGATCCGACAAAGAGTTATCGAAAATTATCGAGAAACAATATTACAACGACCGCGTGGGCCGAATGTACCAATTATTTTTATCGGGCAGCGCTTGCACGAAGATGACCTCCCATCCTACATGCTCTCTGGAAATGATGAGAGGGTATGGAGAAGCGTTGTTCTCAAAGCTATCGACGATGCAGGCAATGCGCTCTACCCAGAAGTAAATCCACTATCGCAACTGCTAGAGAAAAAAGAAAAGAACCCCTACGTATTCTCTAGCCAATTTCAACAAGAACCAGTTCCCAGTGGCGGCGCACTATATAAAGTATCTAACTTTCCAATATTAGATGAAGAGCCAAAGATACTCTATACATTCATCACTGCTGATACTGCTGAGACATCTAAAAGCTATAACGATGCTTCAGTATTTAGCTTTTGGGGTTTATATAAAGTAGAAGAGTATGGTCGCGAGACAGGACAAATAGGCTTGCACTGGCTAGACTGCGTTGAGCTTCGAGTAGAGCCTAAAGACCTGCGCGACGAGTTCATTCAGTTCTACACAGATTGCATGCGCCACCCTGTTAAGCCTCTGCTAGCTGCTATCGAGAAGAAGAGCACGGGCGTTACACTGATAAGCGTTCTTCAAGAAATGCGAGGCTTACAGATAAGAGATATTCAACGCACCGCAGCATCTAAAAGCAAAGCTGATAGATATATTGCAATGCAAGATATCATTGCCGCTAAGCTAGTCTCCTTTACTGCTGCAGCGAAGCATGTGAATATGTGTCTTAATCACATGATCAAGATAACCGCATCAGACTCTCATCGGTGGGACGATATCTGCGACACAGCTTATGACGCTTGTAAAATAGCGCTCATAGATAAAGCTTTTCACCATAACTTAATAGAAGAAACAAAAAGAGATAATGTAGTTAGTAGTTTAGCTGATGCATTTAGAGAGAAGTCACAAGCACGACAAGCCTGGTACTAATAAGGAGCTGCGACATGGAAGTTGCAAAGAAACGTCAAGACATGCTCGAAGATCTAAAAAAGAAAGTAGATCTCTCATATAACGTTAGCAGAAAGAACTTTGAACGCTATCACATGTTCATGCACTTCGTCTTTGATTCCGCACTTACAGCCCAACAACGCGGCACGCTCCAAATCCTTAAAAAGCCTCCCCTTGAATTCAACATTCTAGAAGCAGCTATCAACGCTCAAATCGGTGACTTTGCTAAGCATGAACCTTCAATTACTGCTAGAGCCGCTGACGGTATGCGCGCAGAGCAAATGACGCCACAATTTATGGAACAACTAAATGTCCTTCAATGGCATTTAAGTGAGATATTTAACGAAGTACAAAATGATGGACTACAAGAGAAGTTTTTCTTTGATTTAATGGCTGGCGGATTCACTGTTGGTGAAGTAACGACGGAGTATGTAAATGAGAAATCTTTTGATCAAGTTATTAAGCTCGAAAGAGTATTCGATCCCACTCTGTGTGGTTTCGACCCTATGGCTCGTTTATCTCACAAGGGAGACGGTCAGTATTGCTTTAAGCTAATACCTAAAACCATATCTGACTTCAAAGAAGAATATGGCGAAGAAGCAGCTAAAAACCTTCGCTTCAAAAACACAGCTAACGTAGGAGAATTCGCTTGGTGCTTCAAACAAGAAGACAATCCAATCATCTTGGTCTGTGAGTACTACAACAAAAAGAAAACTAAAACTAAAATTGTAAAGTTAAGCAACGGTCATGTCGTTACTAGAAAACGCTACGAAGAATTTATGATCCAATGGAACGAAATGGGCTACATAGAACAGCCGCCAACCATCATAGAAGAGCGCGCAACTAACCTTCAAGTCATCGAACGCTACACATTCGTAGAGAACAAAGTTCTTGAATACAAAGAAACGAATTTCTCTATGCTCCCATTAGTATGGGGGGCAGGTAATTCTGTGGACCTACGTGATGGCGAGAAGGCTGCTTCTTACGAAATGACTAGACCATACGTCTACAATGCGATGGGTGTTCAACGATTAATGAACTTCGCTGGCCAAACAGTAGCTGGCGAAATTGAAAACATGGTTGCGCACAAGTTTAAGGTTTCCAAGGAATCCATTCCTAAGGATTACCAAGAGGCTTATAGGAATGTGCAGCAGTTGGATACTTTAGTTTATAACGAGTTCATGGATGGCGATACGCAGGTGCGCCTAACTCCCCCAATGGAAATCCAGCGCACCCCCACACCTCCCATCGTCGAAAATACTTTTATGGGAACAAGCAAACTTACCCAGATGATTCTTGGTAATCTAAATATGGTGCAGGGCACAAATGACAATAATGTATCTGGCAGGGCAATAGGCTTAGGTGCTATTCAAGCCAATGCGGCTAGTGCACCTTATATGATTGGCTACATTAAGTTCATTAATCGTATTGCAGAGATTGTGGTTGATTTAATACCAAAGTTCTATGTGACGCCCAGAAGCCTTCCTATTCGTAAAGCGGATGGTAAGCGTAGCTACCAAACCATCAACAATCCAGACGACCAGAACTCTATTAGCATGATGTATGACCCAAATACTGTACAAATCAAAGTAGAAGCCGGCGTGAACTTGGAAATTCAAAAGTCTATGGCGCTCGATCAGGTTATAAAGATGACCGCTGCAGAGCCAGTATTTGCTCAGTTCATGGCTAGCGAAGGCTTAGAAACCTTACTCGATAACATGGATATTAGAGGTATTGAGGGACTTAAAGAGAAAGTTCCTGGCTACTTACAGAAGATGCAACAAGCTCAAGAAGCTGCGCAGCAACAAGGCGATCCAATGGTTGAAGCTAGCATGGCTCAAACAGAAGCATTCAAAGAAACTGAAATGGCTAAGGTTGAACAGCGCAGACTCGAGACTGAAGGTAACTTGGCTATTCAAGCAGCTAAAGTTGCTATTGAAAAGCAAAAAACCGAAATACAGTATGCATTGGCCATGGCTAAGGTTGAGGAAGCTTCTAGTAAAAAGGAAATGGAGAGACAAAGGCTAGACTCTGAAAACGCTCGTAGCGCAGTAGAGATGGCTTTAAAGATGGGTGATCTTGGATCAACGCAGCATTAGCTATTGCATTACTTTAGGTAAAGGACTAATCTGTATTCAGAACGCGACCTAGCGCTATTACTAGGGTGAACCTTTGCGCGGGGCTAGCGCACGAACCAGTTCGTTACTGGGTGAACCTGGAAAGGGAAAATTCCTATGGCAGAAGACATGGATATGTCACAAATTGCTGATGTAGTTGGTGAGCAGAAAGCAGAGAAGATGCTACCTGCAAGTCACGTAGAAGCAATAGTGAAACGGGAAAAGGCAGCAGTAGCTGAGAAGCTAAATCGCGATTTCGAACAGCGCATGCAACAGCAACAGACCCAGTCTATGGGTGGGATGCAAGAGCCAAACTTAGCGGATTTAGAAGCTAAAATTATGGCCCGTCTCCAGGAGCAACAGCAAGCGCAGCAAGAACAAGTGATGCAGCAACAAAGGCAAGAGGCTGCGGAAAAGATTGCAGCGCA